CAACTGGCTCTATAACTACAGGCTACATTAGATATGGCACCCTTGAGCCTAAGAACTTTAAACGTCTTCTTGCTCGTGGTGACTTTACTAAAGGTTCATTAACATTAGCAACCATAGATAAGAATGATGTTCCATACGACCATATTACCTATGAATCAGGGGTAACTGCTGTTGAGGTAACTACATCTCAGCCTCAAACTGCACAAGAGTATGTAGCATATAAGTTTACATTTAATCGTGACTCAAGTACCACATCAACTGGTCCTATATTTAAGGGCTACCAAGCAAAGGCTACTATTGCTACACCTAGACAAAGAAACTTAAAGTTTCCTGTTTACTGCTTTGATGTAGAGACAGATAGATACAATGTGGTATCTGGCTATGAAGGTTCATCTTTACAAAGATTACAAATACTAGAAAACATAGAAGAAGGTGGCGATGTTGTCACTTGGCAAGACCTAACTACTGGCGAAACTCGCCAGGTAATTATTGAGCAAATCTCATTTACTCGCATGACTCCACCAGATAGAAGGTTTGATGGATTTGGTGGGGTAATTGAGATAACTATTAGGACGGTATAATGACAGCACAAGACTGGGCTGCATTAGCAGTAGCAATAAGTACATTGATTGGTTCATTTGCCTTAATGATTAGATGGCTAGTCAAACATTATCTTGAAGAATTAAAACCAAACGGGGGCAGTTCAGTTAAAGACCAAGTAAATAGACTCGAGGCCCGTGTTGACCAGATTTATATGTTCCTTAGCAATAGGGATTAGTTTACTTTTAATACCACAAATAGCCTACGCTGATGAAGTACTGATTGAGTTAACTCCTGATGTTGCTTATGTAGATACAGTAGTAGAGGTCAATGGACCTACTGAATATGTAATTGAAACAACTACTGGTCCTAGATTTGAAATCGCACCCTCTGGTATAAATACAGAGCGAGTTGCTTGGGTAGATTCTTGGATACAATTACGCCAAGGTGAAGTAGTTCTTAGACAAGACGATGATAGTAACCACAATCCTCAAACTAATTACTATGCATCTAAACTTACAGGTACATTAGATACGGGTACATATATTATCCGTGCTACATCATATGATTATATAGTTGCAGGTCAAAGACCTATTGGTACTTATACTTTAACTAGTAATTTAATTCCGCCTCCCCCACCACCTGTGGTGGTTGAGCCTGAACCTGAGCCAGAACCTATCCCAGAACCCGTAGTTGAACCAACACCTGATACCACTGCTCCAGTAATTCCAGATATTGTAATAGTAGAGCCACCGATAACGATTCCAATCCCACCTGAACCCCCTTTAATTAACGATATAGTACCAGAAGAACCTCCAGTACCAATAGAGGAACCGCCAGCACCTGCTGAGGAACCCCCTACTGAGCCTGAGATTGCCCCTGTAGAGGAAGAACTGCCACCTGCTGAGGTAGATACACCACCCGCAGAGGAAGAAGCCCCTCCTGCTGAAGCAGAGGAGCCTCCTATTGAGGCTGAAGAACCACCTCCTGTAGTTACTGAGGACTCTACACCTGAAGAAGTAGAGGCAGCAGTAGAAGCAATTATTGAAGCAGCAGATGGCGAAGCCATTACTGCTGAGGCTATACAAGAAGCAGGACTTACTCTTGAAGACTTACCATCTGATACTCCAATAGAAATTCGCACTGATAACAATGGTAATGCAGTTGTAATTACTGCAGAAGTTGCCGTTGCATTACAAGTATTTGATTCACCTGCTGAATTAGTAAGTGCAATCTTTGATGACCCAGGACAAGTATTAACAGCCGTAGCAAATATAGGTGCTGATATGTCCGATGAAGAACGAGAAGAGTCAGAAGAAATTATTGTTGCATCTGTTATTGCTGGTCAGGCTGCTATAAATGCAGCAGGTATGGCAGCAGGTACAGCAACTAGAACTCCAACGCCAAGTTCCCCTGCTGGTGGACCTATGGCTGGTAATGATAAGCCCAAGTCAGCAAGAAGGAGAAAGCCTTGAAAATATTAAGAGACATGATTGAACAATTATGGACAGTACTAGGCATGTTTATTGCTTGGGTTGTACTTGATGGTTCAGCAAAGACAGTAGTTGGTTATGCAATTATTGCAACCTTGATTGCATGGGCAGTTACTTACCGACTAAGAAACCCAAAGGACGACAATGAGTAATGTAGTAGATATAGCCAAGTCTCAACTTGGATATCAAGAAGTAGGTAAAAACAATGACAGCATGTATGGCAAATGGTACGGACTTAATAACCAACCTTGGTGTGCAATGTTTGTATCTTGGTGCTTTGACCAAGCAGGATTAGTATCTTCAGTAGCAGCACAAAGTAGAAAAGGATTTGCCTCTTGTGATGCAGGACTTAAATGGTTTACTAAAAAAGGAAAGATAGTTCCAGTGGGCAAAGCCCAGCCTGGAGATATAGTTTTCTTTCAGTTCGATGATGATGCACAGGCTGACCATGTTGGTATATGTGCTAGTAACGATGGAAAGAAAAACCTTACAGTCTATGAGGGTAATACCTCAGGGGATAATAAGGGCAGTCAATCAAACGGAGATGGTGTGTATCTAAAGAAACGTGCCTACTCCCTAGTAATGGGCGTTGCTCGCCCTTAAAGGAATATATGAATACAGAAAAACTAAAAGCAATTGTAACCACCTACATCCGTGCAGCAGTAGCATCCGTGCTTGCTCTGTACCTTGCAGGAACAACTGACCTAAAGACACTAGCATTAGCAGGTGTCGCTGCTGTAGCAGGACCAGTACTTAAAGCACTGGACCCATCTGCAACAGAATTTGGTGTTAACGCTAAGTAATTAAATACAAATAAAGAATCCCCCGCCCAGTATCACTACTGGAGCGGGGGTCTTTTTTGTTTTCTAAGCAGTTCCCCTCTACTTAGTCAACTCCAGTTACGTACTCTTTAAACAAGGTTAAGGGTACCCTCCAGCCATTGATGTAATTATCATAGTACTCATCAGTCATATACTCTTCAGGTTTAATATAACCATATACTTCTACAGAAGAATAGTATTCTGTATCTAAACACTTAGCCCCAACTATAATTCTTCCTTTGTCTTTCTCCCAGAATGGGATACTTGTTTGAGTTCTAACTGACCTAACTTCTATATTGTTTCCAACATCTGATAAAGGATGACGCCTAGTATGTAATCCATTTGGATACCAAGGTGTATTCCAGGCTAGGTTATATTGTTTTGCAATTGCCCACTCACATACATTAGCCCTTATGTTTGCATTAATCTCTGGCTCTAACTTACCATCTGCTTTACCCTGTGCATAGTTAGGTCTATCTGTTGAACCAAACTTAGTAAGCCATCGTTCTACTGCTAACAAAGTACATACTCTAACTTCTTCTTGACTTAAATTAACTATCATAGTTACTGTTAAATACAGATATAGGAAGAACTGTTTTACCAACTATCCCGTGCTTACTTCTGTATCTATTCCTTTCTTCCATAGTAGTTCCTGCCCATATTCCCTGCACTAGATTGTCTATTGCATAAGTATGGCATTGGACTCGTACTGGGCAAGTGTTGCACATTTTCTTAATATAATCAAGGTGTGGATAGTTACCTCTTTCTTCAGTAAAGAATATCTCTACATCAATACCAGTACATGCTGGCGTATCTTTCCATGTTGGGTAATCAATCAAAACTTTTATCCTCCTGTTGAGTAGAAGCCACTTCCTTTAAAATGTACTGGTGTAGAGGACCATATACGAACCATTACATTTCCGCAAGAGGTACAAGGTGGTGGAGTAGGGTCAGTAAGTTCTATTACTTTAGTGCAAATTTTACATTCAAAATCATAGTAAGGCATTACATGCAGTCCATTCCTATATCATCTATTGGTGTAGGTAGGGTGACCAATGAACCACAGTTTACACATTCTCCATCTAGAAAGTAGAAACATATTTCGCCATATTCAAAAGCAACTATAGCCGTAAATAGTTCTGAACCACAGACACAGATATCACCTATAGGATTACCACGTAGGTCCATTGCCCTGCTGTAATCCTTTTTAAATAAATCTTTTATTTCTTTAGGCTCTTGTGTCATCTTCTTCTTCATCTTTAGACTCTAAGTTATCTGTATCGTTGTAGGTACGCCATCCACCCAGTACTCTAATCAAAGAATTAATTGCACGTGTAACTCTCATGCGTGCACCATCTGCTGATGTGTTTAATTCTTTGGCTAAGTCATTCCACTCGTATTTATCTGTTGTAAATCTTAGTCTTAAAATATTTTGTTTAGCCTCTGCTAACTTGTTGAATGCTTTTTCTATATCTGACCTGAGAACTAACCAATTGTTTCCGTCTGTTACTTCTCCTGATTTACCAAACTTAAAGTTAAGGTCTTGTATTTTACTAGGTATCTCATAACTATCTGCCAGGATAGATGGCAAAAATGCTTCGATAACTGATGGGTCGTAGTAGTAAAGGTCAACCATATCGTAACCAAACTTACGGGCTTTTTCTTGCTCACAATATTTAAGAGCAGCATTACGCAATGACTTTGCAATTAGTTTTTCTTTATCTTTAGGTGGCAACTTAGACCACTCTGTATATTTATTTGGA